CCCGCGTGATCCGTGCGGCCCTAGATCCGGGAACTAGCGCCATCCCTTGCGGCGCAGTGGATCTTGACGGCCCCCACCCCCCACCTAGGCAGATGTACCCACCCCCCTCCGGTTTTTCCACAGGGGAGGGGCACAGGGGGGAGTCGCGGCCCCGCGTTATTGCTGTATCCCTTCACAAATTTTTGTTGTTTTACTCGGGATCAGTACCCCCGAAGTGTGGAGCAATCTCGTCTATGCCCACTGAGTGCCCCTCCAAGGCCGCTCTGATGCTCTTTGCTAGGTAAGGGTTACCTTTTGCCTCCACAGCCTTCAGAGCCGCTTGCAGACGCCTGCGACGGTTGTTATCTAAGTTAGACATTAGTCTCTACTAGTTTAGTTTCTTTCTCAGCCCTCTCATATTTCTCGATCATTTCATCACACCAATCCCCAATAGCTTTGACGGTTGGCGTGAACTTGGCAGTACCAAATGCCCGTTTAACGGTTATTCGGTCTCTACACACAACAGCACGTTGTTTGTAATAGACGACGAAATAGTTGAGTTCTATTTTATTACGGTGATATTCAACTTGAACAGAGTTATCACCACCGTTATCATACTTGTAGATCATACGGTTATAACTGTATAACCGCTCTGTGGTGGGTGGTTGATATTCATCAACACCACCGCAATCGCGGTGTGCCTGTGGACTTAAAAGTCCTACGGCCTGCGGCCTGTGATTGTTGTCATTTTTATACAGAGAACATCCCGCCTGCAAGGATGTAATCGGGAATGAGGTGTGTCATTCCATAAGTTGTGGTTGGGTTGGAAAAGACCCTCTGAAAAGAGATCGAGAGGGTCTAAACACCGCGTTTATCCACACAGGAGAGCACCACTTCTCCTGCATACATGGCCCTACTGTCTATCGGACCCTATCAACCCAGTCATAGACACGGTTTGGGGTGATCTTTGCTGTATTGAACGTACCGCCTGTCACAAGGATGTCTGTGGCTGCTTGTGGGTCATTGTCAAAGGCATCCATCATTGCCTGCCACTCCTGGTTACGGCGGAGGGCTTGGGACTTAAAGGCGGACTGAGCAAGGGCGTCGATGTAGTAGCGACAGCCGAGGGCTAGACAGTCAGCACGGTCGTCATGCCGGACAGCACCAACCTCACGGGTCATACGGCTTAGTTGAGTACCGAGCATGTACTGGATGCGTTTCTCTGGTGGTTCTTTGGGATTAGAGGCGTAGTCCCATTCCCAGACCCGAGGATCGACGATGAGCTTGTGTTGGTTCAGGATCGGCTCCAGGGTGTCGATAATGCGCTCTTCCTTACGGGAGGTCACACGCACCCCTTCAAGGGCCACAGAGGCGCTCTGCTGGGTCACGTGGCGCTTAAACAGCTCGAGGATCATGCCATCCCCGAAGTTTTCTTCTACGAGGAGTGTTGTGGCTTTGTAGTTCTTACAGAGGCGGACAATATCGCTGAGGGTTTCATCGCTATATCCATCTCTATAGGCCTTCATCCTGCGAAGGAAAATGTAGCCATTAGCTTGGCTAAGGACGGTGGCCACACACTCGTCTTGACCCTTTCCTGCTGGGTCGCACGCCACAATCGTCTCAGCGTATGGAATTGCTGCCTCGTCAATAAACATGGGGCGATGGAAGCGGTCACCAGGTAGACCGACAGGATTGAGGTCGCCAATGACATACCGAGGATCAGAGGACCACACATATCTTTCAGCACACTCGTTTCCTAGGGGTGTAACGATCAGATCAGCGAACTTGAGAGGGAACTTCTCAGCATCGCTAAGGGTTGTATTGAGTTGGAACTGAAGTTGAAAGTTGGAGCGACCCATGGCCGCTTCACGTTCATTCAGATCGAAGTCCGTAAATCGTGTATCGGTGGGTGTCCCCGTTTCCACTCCACGCTCAAGATCTGAGACAAGTTCTGGAGCGAGGTTTCCCGCGTAAGGGTCTGCGGACTCTGGATAGCGTGCAGGCCACACGTAGGGCCTGTACCCGCGAGTGGATAAAGTATTGTAGACAGAGAAGCTTGATTGTGGAGTACCGAGGAAAAGTATTCGCGAGTTGTCATCAGGAGTCAGAATAGATTCGGCTTCTGTGCATAACTGAAGCAGCTTTGATCTTTGAGCATCAGTGGCCGCATTGAGGGGCACCTCGATGTCATCAAAGACCAAAAGATCGGCCCTCGATCCAGTCAAGCTGGACGTGATTCCGCCGCTTTTACAGCTCGGTGCCTGGTGAGGTTTTGCAGGGCCTACATCAAAACTTATACGGCTCCATCGTTGATCGTCGCTTCTCGGTGCCAGATGGTTTAAGAAGCTGATGTCTGAGATGAGCTTCTGACAAAATATCGAGAAGTTGTCGGCGCGTTCTTTGCTCGCACTGACAACCAATATCTTCACATCTGGGTCTCGGTAGAGGGTCCATAAAACAAATGCAGAGGTAATCCAGCTCTTGCCTACGCCTCGAAAGGCTTGTATCTGTAAACGTTTAGGCCCATGCTGGAGATAAGCAGCAATGCCGAGTTGCGCCCGCGAGGGGCGCGGTAGACCCAGCTCTTGCCACAGCAGAGTCAGGAAAGCTCTGAAGTCCTTCCTGATCTTTGCGTCAAGTTGTTTGGTGTTCATAAATCAGCACTTCCAACGTCGCCGCGCTTTGCGCAACCGACTGTTGGGATCTTTCGCGGCTTTGGGAAACTTTTTCATCTGACCGGCAGACCGGGCGCAGTAGCTCTTCTTACGAGCACCGCCACCCGGCTGGGGAGCCTTAAGGTTGCTCCCCGTCTTCCGGTTGATACGTGCGCGGCCTTTAGCAGTGAGGCCACCTTTTTTGGACTTGCAGCCGTTCTTGACGCCGCAGCCCTTCATGGCTCCTTTGGCCATGGTTATCAGCTCACAGTGATAGTGAGGGCTTCCTCGAAGGTGCCACCGTTGCTGTCGGTGACGCGGACACGGACGGACTTAGTACCAGCGGAAGCCTGTGCGGCAGTGCCGGTGTACTGAAGGGTTGTGCCAGAGATAGCGAACTGAGCGTTGTTGGTAGAGCCAGTACCAGACACCAAGGTGAAGGTAAGGCTGAACTGAGTACCAGCAGTGGCGGACAGAGTGCCGATGGTGACAGGAGTCACGTTGCCAGCAGTACCCGTAGCCAGGGCAGCAGCAGACAGAGCAATATCAGTCGGGGCTTCACTAGTCAGGGCCACAGTGGCTCGGCCAATACCAGCAGTAGTGGTCTGACGGTCACGGGCGATGCAGGCGTCCAGAATCACCAGAACGTCACGGACGGTGCTGGAGGTTGTGATGGCAGCCAGTGCAGTATCAGCAGTGGAGTCGATAGGAACTTCGGCAAAGCGATAAGCGCCAAGGGTGCCGATGCGGCGGTTTGCCTGAGCAGTAATAGTTACAGCAGTCATTGTTAATTAAGCAGATTGAAGATCAAGAAATTCGTGAAGGTCTAGTGACCCTTTGGCCTGGTTACAAGAACGGCAGGCAGTACAACAATTTTGAGCAGAAGTCTTTCCCCCTTTACTCTGGGGGCGTATGTGGTCGATGGTTAGGTTTTCTGTAGATCCGCAGTAGACGCATTTGTGCCCATCTCGAGCCTTAATAAGTTGACGCCACATTCGCTTGGCATCGCCAGAACGAAATGTGAGGAGGTCATACATGAGGCTTTGTGGGCTGTCCATCGATGGCTCATTCCTTACTTCTTAAACTTGGATTTTCCGTTTCGTCCGTTTCGTTTACGGTTAGTCGATGCTTTCTCGAGCGTGGTCCTGCCAGATTTCTTGTGGCTCACGTCGAGGCCATCGCGGTTCCCATAGGTTCCACGGCGACGGTTTTCTTTATTTAGTGCTGCCCGACGCTTACGCTGCGCGGGCTTGCGGTTGTATTTTTTTTGTGCCCGGAGTCGGGCCGGACTTGATTTTGTCATTACAAGTATTCTTGAACTTCGTCAAAGCTCAGTTCAGGAATTACACCAGCAAGGCCAGCAAGAGGTGAACCTTCAATAGGAACACCAGTGATGTCATTAGCCTTAAGCCACTCAATAGCGGCTCGTAGGTCTGCCGTGCTGGCATCCCCCGACCTGATGCGTTCAGTAATTTCTAGAGTCAATAGAGCATGTAGCTCATTAAAAGAACTTTCTGTAGCTCTTTGCGGAAAGTTATCCATGACGAATTACGATTTGGTCAAGTTTGTTTTCGATGCGAATCATGTGTGATTCCATCTTGCGCAAGATCTCGGCAAGATCTGCTTTGCTTACATAGTCAGAAGCAAGACGCAGTTCCACGCCGTCTAGACGCTTATCCAATTCAGTAATGCGATCATGCACTCGGTTGATCCTTGAGTGCAATCTGTTGAGCAATGCTGCTCCGCCAGCAATCACAGCAACGATTGAGGAAACTGTTGCTTCAATCACCAGCCTGTCCTAATTACTAGCCTTAGCAGCATCCATAACAGGTACGTCAGGCACACGATCAGAAGAAGCTCTGTCATCTTTAGGTTTTACAATAGGAATAATATCGCTGCATAAACTTACAAACTTAGATCCTGGCCTAAAGGTAAAAGAAAGGCGTTGCAGTTCTGCGCACTTAGTAGCCCTCAATAGCTCATAATCTAATCTCATGCGTTGTTCATGCCTACGGGCAATGTCTTTACATTGCTGAATCATGTCGGAATCCAGAGGCACCATAAAGTTAAGTTGAGCGCCGTAATTATTATTGCGAACATAACCTTCTGCCTCGTAAGGAATAGTGTCATTGCCCATATAAAAAGGTGAGAAGGTCATAGTGGCACCATTGCAGCTATTGCCGGGTCGAAAGAATTGACGACTCGGTGCTCCATTGTTCTGGAACTGAATTGCTTGGTTATTTACTGTGCCGCTAGCTGAACTCGAAGGCGCTGATGTATTTTGAACTTCTGGCTCTGCATACACAGGAGCACAAAGCATCACTGGGAGAAGATACTTAAAGAAGTTGTAGTAGTGGTTTGGTCGATTGATTCGGTGATGTCGATAGTTTCGATTACTCCCGCATCGCGAGAGGTGATCTCGAGTTGCCATGGTTCCGCAGTGTCAGTAATGGAGAAAGTTGTGCTATCTCCAGATGGATCTCCAGACGCAGTAATGTTGGTCCCAGACCAAGAGCTGTAGGTGCCACCCATGACCTCAGTGTTAATAACTCGATCGATAGTGGTGACGGTGGTGCTAGTGCTTTGCATAGACCCCTGAGTAAATTTTGGGACTACACTTTGAGCACAAGCAGGGCCACTTAGTAGTAGCAAAAATAAAACATGTGGTGTAAGTTTCAAGACTTTTTCTCCCTTGAAATAGAAAAAGCGGAAGCAAGTGTCCCGCTCAAAATGCTGGCGATATATGTGGGATCCATCTTTTCCATCCATCCTGCATAATTAGCAGTGAGCATTGCACAAGCCCAACAAAGGACTAGGAACTGGACAAATCCTGCTTTGCCTTCTTTTTTGTTAGGCGAGTCCACATTTGTTTTAGGACTGGCTTGCTGATTGTCACTATCCATTTGAAAGCACTAGTTGCTGTAAGAGTTGCTGCGACAGAGATCACAGCCGTCGTTCCAGCGGCCACCATGATTTCATTAGTAGGCATTGGAACGTCAACCTCTGTGAATGGAACACGGAAGTTCTGAACCTCTGGGGCTGGTATTTGTGGAACAGCTTGCGGCGTTACTCTTTGAGTTTCTGGGCTTTCTTTGACAGGGGCCTTTGGAGGTGTAGCCAAGTCGTTAGGCGGAACCACCATGGGCTTAAAGCTAGGTAGGTCCGCCTTAGGTAACTCAAGAATTGGTGTCGGTAAGTGGTAAGGCTCAGGCAGGTCTATGGACGGCACCAGTATCGGTTCGCCCAGGTCCATTACATGCCTAGGCCGCGCTTCACGATGCGCACCGCTTCGTCATCCAGCTCAGTGGAGGTTGAGGCGGCAAGTTTTTCGAGAAGAGAAATTACGAGTTTTTTAACTGCTTCTGTTTGAACAAAAGAAATAAGTACAGGTCGAATAAGTGCAATCATGGTTTAGTAGGCCAGGTAGGGTTTAGGGGATCAGTTGTGTTAGCAGGCAGATCTCGAAGTGCTTGGCGGTAAGCAAGCTGCTCAGTTGAAGTAGTACGATCAGAAACTGTCATCCAATCAGTCTCAGCTAAGCGTATATTTCGTTCTTCACGAAGAATCTCCCATGCTACTTCAGTTTCAAAATCTGCAACCAAAGGATCTAGAAGACTGGCGTCAAGTTCGACGGGATTTTCGTCTTCATCAAACGCGCCATTTTGAGAACAAAGGGCAGTTACTTGAGGATAAACTCGCATGACAAGCCTAATATCCCAAGGATAAAGATCAACAGGTTCACTCATGGTTCGTATTCAATAATGGTCATGGAAGAAGCGGTTCGAGAACCAAACGGATCAGTAACGTTCTGGTCATTTTTACTTCTGTTGACATATCCAACTCTGTTACGTCCTTCACCAGTCATTCTTACGCTGTAAGTAACGCTACTAGTCGTATTTGGGTGAGTGTAAGCTACGCAGCAGACACCGAAACCGTGGTTGTTGTCACCGCTTTTGCGTCCGTCACTTCTGTGCGACACGCGCTCTCTGCTGCCGCCTGCGTTGCCTCGGTAGAAACTGCCACCGTTTTTCATAAGTTCAATCACAACAGTATTTGCTTCATAACTGAGAATACCCATATGGCAAATAACGATTGCTCGATTATTAGAAGACTTCGGGGTAATCGCACAATTCAAGCCACTAACTGTTGACCAGTTTCCAGACATTGAATGGACACCAGTATAAAGAGTCTGTCTAACTTGTACTACTTTTGAAGGCAGGTTTTGAGTGCCTTCAGGCCAGATGATAGCCATTAGTTGACCTCCGTAAGGTTGAATTTGTACTTTTTACCGCTACGGCG